TCTCAAATTGATGGTGAATGGCCTAATTACTGGATTTACACAGTAAAACGTGTAATTCCGGCTGGTCAAAACCGTATGAGACAAGGTGCAGTTACCGAGGAGGTAGCTGTATTCACTGAAACTGATGACTTCTTAGCTTGGTTTGCCAAGCAATCTAGAATTCATGAAGACATTCAGGAAATTGTTAACCATAGTGATAATGATATGTCTCAAATTCAGATTTGTAATTCTTGTTTTTATAACCAAGATAAATGCAAATGTGAATTGAACATTCAATCAACTGATCTAACTAACTCCAAACCAAGTTGGGGTGATTATATCAGATATTATTTGTTAATGATTATTCTGTGGCATGTTAATAGAAGCTGGTTTTTAAAACTTTGTCAATTGGCTCTTCGCACTAACTTTGTTCGAGAAACTCTCGAACGTAAAGTTGTAAGTGAAGAAGCTAAATTACAAGTTTTAAGAGCTCAATTCCGTGACATGGGTGAACGAGTAGAATCTAACATAGGCAAGTACTCTACGCTTATTAAAGTTACTAAGAGTATTGCAAAGTACTATGCTATCTACAAAGTTTCTTCCATGGTTTATGGCTACTTTAATAAGTCTCCAGAAGTTGTTGTTACTCAACATAACAATGAGTCTGAGACTTATAAAAGCAGTTCATATGGTAAGATGCCAACGGCACAAGATGAAAAACCCAATCCTTGGAAAAAGGATGATTTTGAATTAACATCTTTTGATGTTTCGCCAATGTCTGTGTCATACAAGGCTTTAGAACTTAATCAAATTAAGAATATTCTGAGCCGTAATATGGTACATTTCAGAAGTTTCAGAAATGTTGATGGTAACCGTGTTTCACGTGTAATTAGAGCTACTGCTATCAGTAGTCACATTTACATGTGTAATAATCATGGTTTACCCGAAGATAGTGATATCTTAGAAGTTGAGATGGTTTCTCAACCCAAAGATATGGGTGTTTCATCCAATATGACTATTACAATTGGTCAGAGTGATATTATCCGCTATCCTGCTAAAGATTTAGCTTTTGTTCGTATTCGTAATATTCCTCCTCGCAAATGTATTTCAGAATTATTCTCGAAAACTCCTATTCAAGGAAATTTTTCGGGTGTATATCTGGGTCGTTGTGAGGATGGTTCTATTTTTGAACGCGAAATTAAAGCGATAGTTCCACAAAAGAACTATAAAATCGAAGGAGGCGTTTTAACCTCCAAATTTACAGGATTAGCCTATCAGGGTAGAGTGTATACTCCTACCCAACGAGGCGAGTGTGGATCACTTATGATTGTTAAAACTGGTTTAGGACCAGTTATTGTGGGCTATCATATGGCTGGTGGTAATGATGTTGTGTTGTCTTCTGGTATTACTAGAGACGACATTGATCAAGCTCTCATCAGATTTGATGAACCCCACATTCAGAGTGGAGAACCTTTATTGAGTGCTCCTTCAGCTCAGCGTAACTTAAATGATTTAAGTCAACGAGCACCTATTAGGTGGTTTGCTGATGGAACAGCTAATGTTTCTGGTTCATTTGATGGTCATCGTGCTAATCATAGATCGAATGTACAGGAAACTTACATTGCTGAATCTATGAAGAAGCGTGGAGTAATCGTCAAACATGGTGCTCCAGTTATGAAAGGCTGGGAACCATGGCATATTGCTCTTAATGATATGATTCATCCAGTTGTTAAATTGGACAATAATGTCCTAAATGACTGTGTTGAATCATATTATGCTGACATCATCAGTGGTTTATCTCAATCTGATTGGGATGATATCATGGTTTATGATGATGTTACCACTTTGAATGGTGCACCAGGTGTTGCTTTCGTTGATAAAATTAACCGTAGCACCAGTGCTGGTAACCCCTGGAAGAAGACTAAGAAGAATTTTCTTAGACCTATTCCAGCTTTAGAGGGTTTATCTGAACCAGTTGAATTCACAGAAGAAATCATGGATCGTGTTCAAGTTGTGATTGATAATTATCACGATGGAAAACGATACATGCCTAATTTCTGTGGTCATCTGAAGGATGAAGCCACTAAATTTGCCAAAATTGAGAAGAAGAAGACACGAGTCTTCACAGGAGCACCTGCTGATTGGTCTTTTGTTGTGCGTAAATATCTCTTATCAGTGATTAGAGTTATGCAGAACAATAGATTTATCTTTGAAGGTGCTCCGGGTACTAATGCTGCTTCCCGTGAGTGGGAAAACATTCGTACCTATTTAGTGCAATTTGGTGAGGACCGTATGGTTGCTGGTGATTATGCTGCATTTGATAAATCAATGCCTAGTACAATTATTTTAGCTGCTTTCGATATTATCCGTCGCTTGTGTAAACAAGCAGGATATTCTGAAAGTGATTTGAAAGTTGTTCAAGGTATTGCTGAAGATACAGCATTCCCACTAGTTGATCTTAACGGTGATTTGATTGAATTTTACGGTAGTAACCCATCAGGACATCCATTGACTGTTATTGTCAATGGTTTAGCTAATGCTCTCTATATGAGATATTGCTATGCTAAATTAAGTCCTGAAGGCAATGCCAAAAAATTCAAGAAGCATGTAGCTTTGATGACCTATGGTGATGATAACATCATGGGTGTTTCAAAGGAAGCTCCTTTTTTCAATCATAGTACAATTCAACGTGTGCTAGCAGATGCTGGTATTACGTATACTATGGCTGATAAAGAGACTGAATCTATTCCTTATATTACTTTATCTGATTGTTCTTTTTTAAAGAGAACATGGCGATGGGATAAGGATGTGAAAGCTTATCTTGCTCCCCTTGAGGAAGATTCTATTTTAAAGAGTCTTACAATTGGTGTTGCAAGTAAAACACTTTCACCTGAAGCTCAGTCTGTAGCTATTATTTCAAGTGCAATCTGTGAGTATTTCTTCTATGGTAAAGAAACCTTTGAAGAAAAACGCAAATTGTTTGAAGAAATTATAGCTGAGAACAAATTGGAATTTTACGTAACTGATACCACACTACCATTGTGGGATGAGTTGAATGACAGATTCCAATCTGCAGTTCCCAGAGCTTAATCTGGTCTAAGTCTGCCACGACTATAATCTGGTAGGTCGTAAGTCATGACCTGTTTTAAAACAAAGCAAAAGAGACTCTTTAGTATTAGTTACTGCTCCATCCAATAGCGTTGTGAAGCTTGGAAGTGGAGAGAATGGAATACTATAGTATTACTTGCATGGGCGTTCCCCAAAATTTCTTTTTAGAAAAGGTGCCAGCTGGTCACCACAAAATTCACATAAATAATTAATGTTAAGTAGCGTTTTTTATGGATTTTAATTTACTTGGAAATTATATTACTTTAAAAACAGATTTAGCTGATCTTAAAACAGCTAATAACACATTGACACGTGAACTGGTTTTCCAGGAAGCTCGTATCAATGAAATGGAAAAACGTCTAATTGATCTTGAACATGGTTTAGAAGAATACATGTCTAGACGAGAACAATTATTTACTCTTGATGTTCAATCTTCTGATGAACCAACAGAAGATGATATCGGTGCCACGCATGAAGAACATGAAGTTGTTCAATTTGCAGATGGTATTGATGATGATCAGGATGGTAGCAAAGCTATTCTTGATCCCATTCATCGTGGATTGGATGTATCATATGAACTAAATAATTTCTTCTCACGACCGACACGTATTAGATCTTATTCTATCCCATAAGGAGAATCATATAATATAAGACAGTTC